TCCAAAACATAAACATACTGCTCTGTTCTCTACTCTACTTTACCTGTTCCTTACTCTACTTTTACATTACATTACTTTACTTTACTGTTATGTTCTACATAGTAGTGTAGTGTTGCGTAGCGTAGTGTAGCGTAGGGTAGGAAAATATAGGGTAGGGTAGGCGAGGGGGGGGTAGGGTAGGGAGGACGCTGTGGGGGGAGGGTTATATTAATATCAGCCCCACCGCACAGACCAGTCCAAAACCCTTTATTGACACTTCTCTCTTTCTGTTGTGTAAAGTATCCACAAAAAGATTACTATCTTTTCTACTTGACAGCTCTGTTGCCTTTAGTATAAAATAATAGCGTATGAAGAGAATTAAGAAACTAACAGTTGAACAAGCAGAAAAGATACTTGAAGAAGTGGGGCTTAACCCTTTTGACAAGCCGGTTAAGTATTTGCTCAACAGATTAGAAGGGATGAATAAAGAGCAGTCAGCTCTGGCTGCTGGTTATGCTGACAAAAAGCATACAAACATTATTGAGCAGACAAAGAAGTATAAGCAGGCAGCTGCTACCATTTCAGAAGTTCTGCCCAGTAAAGAAGATTTAGCAAAAGAGCATACAAAAGTAATTGAACAGGATAGAGATTTACCTTCAAAGAATAGAGCAATAGATATGGCTTATAGATTAAGGAGTGAATATCCAAAAGAGGACTTAGGTGATCTTGACGCAGGAGAAGTAATAATTAAGATAAGTAAGAAATAGCGGATTAACCGCTTTTTTATTTTTATGTTTTTCAACTGGCTACCTAAAAAACCAGATAAAGAGAAAGAAATCTTGTCTTGGAAACTTGAAACTCTTTTAATAAAATTCCTATTCTGTTTAGCGTTTTTAATAGTAGTTGCCGTGGTCTTTTGTTTAGGAATTATAATCTATTCAATCTATTTAGCTATCTAAAAAGTATGAGTCAAAGCGCTGTAATTTCAAAATATGAAGAATTAGGCAAACAATGGATTGCTGGAGATGTCAAGATTAAAGAAATTACCATTGGCAAGCAAATTTATAAATTAGGATTTAAACAGCGCAAGTTTGTTAATAATTTAAAAGCAAGATTTTGTTTAGCATACGGCGGCTTTGGTTCAGGAAAAACTTTAGCTCTAATAATTAAACTAATCCTCTTACTGCTCTGTTTTTCCGGCAACAGAATACTGCTTGGAAGAAAAACAATATCAGATTTAGAACGCGCCTTCCTACCCGACTTTTTTGAGATAGTTCCTAAAAAATGGTATAAGTATAAAGTTAAACAGGGAATAATAGAATTTTTTAATGGCTCTGAAATTATCTTATTCGGCCTTGACTCTCTTCAATCAGGCAGCGCTTCAGATATTAAGAAAGCGCAGCAGAAATTAAAGTCATTAAATTTAGGCGCGTATTTTATAGACCAATTAGAAGAAGTTGAGTATGATGTTGTAAAAGTTCTTAATAGCCGATTAAGAAGAACGAATGTGCCGATTAGACAGGGAAATATGACTTGTAACCCTGCTAACTTTTGGGCATACGATTATTACAAGAAAAAGCCAAAGAGAGATAAGAAACATAAAAAGTTAGTGTTCTCTATCCGGATGTCAATGCTTGATAATAGAAAATTCCTGCCAAAAGATTATCTGGAAGAGCAGTTAGGCCACGATGAAGCGTATGTAAAAAGATTTGTCTATGGCCTCTGGACTCCGGACATCTTAATCCAATCAGTAGTTCTGGCCAAAGAATACATTGACAACTTTACACTTGTTCAACACCCGCCAATAGCGTTTGAAGAAGGTTGTGAAATTTTTATCCAGCCGGATTTTAAAAGAAAATATCAAATGGGAATTGACCCAAGCGAAGGGGCAATAGACCCAAGTTCAATTTCAATAGTAGATGATCAAGGCAGGAAAGTTGCTAAGTTCAACGGACTTATCCCCATCCCTGCCTTGATACAAAAAGTAGAGTTCCTGTATAATAAATACCGAGAACCATTTATCGTTCCAGAAGTTAATGCTGCTGGCCAAGCCCTCTTGGAAGGCATCAGAAACAACGAAAAGATTAATGAAAATAATATTTATCAGCGCACAGTATTTGACCACCGGGACAGAGTTGAAACAAAGAAGCTGGGTTGGAAAACAACTCACGCTTCCAAACACGCTTTAATCTCTTACTTCCAAGAACTCTGCCGAAAAAACTTTCCAAGAATTTACGACCAGAACACCATAGATGAATTTAAAACTTTTGTCTGGTCTGATACAGTTAAGATGAAAGGGGCAGGCGCAGAAAGAGGTTTCCACGATGACGATGTTATTTCAACAATGCTGGCCTATTGGGAATTAAAGCCAGTTACAATAAGTAAAATAGATTTTATTAAAAAAGAAATGGCCAAGAGGTCATCTCCAAAAAAGAAATCGTTTGTATAAAACATTTAAAGGTCGTTTAATTTTAAACAAAGCAAAAAAATGCCTAATAAAAAATACATAGACAATATTAATTTAAACGCTGACAATCTCGCAGCTGTTATGAATAATACTAACGGCACTATGGTTGATACTGTTTCAAGTATCACTACTACTGCTTCAGTAGTTTTAGCTGCTAACGCAAATAGGTTGTGGGCAAAGTTCACTAATGACAGCGATACAGTTATTTATCTTCATCTTGGCGGAACTTCCAGTTGCGCTGTGAATAAAGGAGTCAGATTACTCGCTGCTGCTGCCAACTCTTTTGAGATTAAATTAGATAATCGCTACACCGGACAGATCACCGCTATTAGTTCAGCAACAGCTAAAAAACTGTTAATTCAATACTATAACGCAAGCAAGTCCTAATAGGCCTTGTTTTAATTTTTATGCCTGATAAAAGTTATTTTGATCAAATTAGATATAAAATCACGACTGATAATAAGTTAAGAATTAGCTCAATGCCCTTTGGTTATGATTTAGCAGAAGGAAATTTATCAGATAATATATCTAAAAGAAAATTAAAAATATGACTTTAAGAGAATTAATTAAAAAAATAAATGGCGATTACGATGATCAAACTTATTCAAGTTTTCCAACTTTTGCTTCTTCCCAAAAAGCAGTTATTAATTTAATTGATTTGTATTGGATGTCAAAGTATAGGGATGATAATAAAGATGAGTTTGGTCAGACAAAAACATTTTATAATATAAACCAATCCCCCACTTTTGTTTCTCAAAAGATGATTGACTTTGATACAAAAGATGTTGTAATTATAGCTGAAGAAGGACAATCATATTATCCAGCTTGGTTGCTTTCAAAAGATATAAAAGTTTGGATGAAGAATAATGAAATTGGAGAATTGTTTAATAAAGTTGGCGAAAATTTGCCCAAGTATGGTTCTGTTGTTTTGAAAAAAGCAAAAGGAAAAGTATTTCTTGTGCCAATTCAAAACATAAGAAATGAACAAACAGCAGAAACTCTTTCAAAGTCAGTTGGCGTTATTGAAAATCATAATTCTTTAGATGTTGATATTCTTGCTAAAAATTGGGAAGGCGCAAAAGCTGGAGTTGACAAATATGGCAAAGATGGCCGATTAAAACTACTTGAAATTACAGCTAATGTTGATGTGTCAGATTATCCCGGACTTAATTATTTTATTGTTGCTGGCTTTGATAAGGATAAAGATAATGAAGGTATTGTTTTACATAAGGCGCAACAAGATGATTTTCCATATAAAGAATTACACTGGGATAAATTGCCGGGCAGATGGCTTGGACAAGGCCAGCCGGAAAAAGTATTTCATCCTCAAATTCATTTGAATAAAATTAATTATTATAAAACTCACGGACTATACTGGACTTCAAAACATATTTATCAAACAAGAGATGATAGAGTTAGTTCTAATCTGTTTACTGAAGTTAATGACGGAAGAATTTTAAAAGTTAAAAGTGAAATTATTCCAATTGCCACAGAGGAAAGAAATCTACACGCTTATTCTCAAGAAGAAAAAAGATGGGATCAAAACATTTCTAAATTAACATTTGACTTTGATGTTATCCGCGGTGAAGCATTGCCGTCAGGAACTCCGCTTGGTTCAGCTATGTTACAAAGCAGAATGGCTGGCGGTTTCTTTGACTTAAAGCGTGAAGAGGTTGGCCTTTTTTGGAAGTCAGTTCTTTGGGATTGGGTAATTCCACAATTCAAAAAGACAGCTAAAAAGCGCCATAAGTTAATGCTTGAGGGCGGCGAGTTTGATGATGATGAGCTTGACAATTTCAGAGATTTAATAATTAACCATAGAAATAATTTAGAGATAGTTGACTTTATAAAGAAGAATGGCGTAATACCAGATTTTGAAATGAGGCAAATGATTAAATCAATTACCAGAGAAAAAGTATTAAAAGAAAAAGATATTGAAATACCGGATGGTTATTATGATAATGCTAAATATAAATTGGATATTGTTATGACAATGGAAAGTGTTGATATGACTGCCAAGATGAATACACTCCAGACAATAATTACAATTGTCGGCCAGAACCCAACTGTGCTTCAGGACAAAAGAGTTAGAAAGGTTTTTTATAAATTAATTGATATGGCAGGAATATCGCCAGTCAGCTTTGGAATAGATCAAGAATCAGATATGGATGAGATAGCAACCAGAGGTGTGGCGGAAAGAGGAGGTTCAGTAGCAAAGGTTACGCCAGTTGCTACGCCTACGCCATCAAGAGAAATTAAAAGGATATAAATATGATTTTAACAAAACACGAAAAAAAATGGATTTTAGCAAATAGGAAAGTTTTAAAAGGTTTGTTTGAAAAAAGAGTTGAAGAGTTGAAAGACAAGATTTTTGACGAAGGAATAACTACGGAAGAAGAAAAAAAAGAAAGAGATTTAGATATTAAATTTGTTCAAGAATTTAGAAGTTGGTTAGTAACAATTAATATTTTGGAAAGTGATAAGGATGTTCCTAAGAAAGAAAAGAAGGAAGATTCCTTTATCTAAAGGTCGGGTGAAGAAAAACACCTATAAAAACAATCAATGGGACATAAAAGTCCTATAAAATAAATAGCACTATTTATATGGTAACAGAACCGATAAAGTTTGATAAGCCAGAGGACGCAGGTGTTGATGTTCCGGTAGTTAAAGGCGCTAATAAGCCATCTGTGGGAATTATGCCAAAACTCCCGCCTATGAATAATGCTCTTGATAATCCAATGGGTAAAGATATTAATCCTAATGATCCAGCCCCTTGGGAGAAGGATACTCCCGGGGGTGAAGGCGCAGGCGATGACCCAGTTACTCCAGTTACACCGCCTACTCCTTCTGTTGATCCAAACCAACCGGGTGCGGCTGACCCTAATCAGCCGGGAGAGCCAACTCCTGACAAACCAACCGGAGAGCCAACTCCTCAAAAACCAATAGACCCCCAGTCAGCCCTTGCTCAAAAGGAACACTGGCGAAATAAGGCAGTTGACCCTGAAACAGGGAAAACTTATAAAGAACTCTTAGAGGAAAAGGAAAAGGCGTCTGCGCCAGCCCCTGCTCCTCAACCAGAAAAGAAAGAAACTCCAGAAGATTTCCAAAAGAAACAAGATTTCTTATGGAAACATACAGATAAGAAATATACCCCTGAAGAGTTTGCCCACATCAAAGGTGTTGCTGACAGTCAAGGAAAATCTCTGGATGAAGCTGCGGAGTCAGAAGAAAGTTATATTGATTTCCAGAGGACAAAGGTCGCAAATGAGAAGAATGTTCCTACACCTTCTTTTCCCGGTTCTCCTGCTGCTGGCGATGAAATTCCCTCTCACGAAAAGATTGATAATATGACAGAAGAAGATTTTAGAAAGGAAGAAGAGAGAGTTCATAAGTCAGGACAGGGCGGGCAAAAAGGTGGTGGAATTTAATTAAATGGCTACACAAACATTTAGAGCTTTTACGCCTAACCAAATTTTGGGCGTATAAAATTCTTCCTTATTGACTTGAACCCCTACGGGGCAACAAGGGGGAAGCGAAGTTCCTTGACACTACTGCGGTGGTGTGATAAAATAGCAGTATTATGGCTATAATGTCAAAATTAACTGCTGCGTATATTGCTGGATTTCTTGATGGAGAAGGATATTTTGGAATAATGAAAAGACATAAAGGAAGAGAAAGAGCTGATTATTTGCCAGTTATTAAAGCAACAAGTGTAGATAAAGAAATAATTGAATGGTTTTATAAAAGTTATGGTGGATGGATGAATAAAAGAAAGTTTAAAAATAAAAATCAGAAAGACGCTTACACTTGGGTTTTAGCAGGAAAAAAGATTGAACCATTTTTAAGAAAGATTTATCCATATCTGAAATTAAAGAAAAAACAGGCAGATATTTTACTAAAAAGAATAAAACTTTATGATAAAATCGGAACTGGAAAAAGAATAGGAAGTGGAAGTAATTTAAAATATCCAGATGAAATAATGCGAGAAATTAAAGATTTATATCGGCAAATACGCAAATTAAATAAACGAGGAGTTTCTGCACCCTGAACGACTAATCGGAAGAACCCTTAATTAAGGGATGTGATAGTCTGAACTTATAGGAAACTATAAGTAACATATGGAAATTTGGTCACCAAGAATTAACTACTTTTTGAAGGCCAAAATGGGTGCTGCTAAGTTCTTTGATAACTACTCTGATGATGTAACTGAAGGTGGTGATGATATTTGGATTCCAAGTGTTGCCGCTACCCAGCATACTGTTTCTGATGTTGTTACTACAACTGGTGATGTTACAGGTGGTAATATTTCTGATACTAAAACTAAGTTGACTATTGATACTTGGAAAGCGTCAGGATATAACTTCCCAGATTTCCAAGCAGCGCAAGTTGCTAAGAAATATCCATTGCGTAAAGCGTATGCTATGGCAATGGGTTATCAGTTAGGTAAGACATTTGAAAGCGCAGTTTTGGCAAACGCAAGCAGTATTACTCCTACTGTTGGATCAACCGGTTCAAAGTTAGTTGCTACTAACATTGAAAAGGCATTTAGTATTGCCGAGTCCCGTTCCGTTCCTATGGATGAGTCAGTTCTATTCTTAAATCCTAAGACATATTGGAAAGATGTAATGGCAATTCAGAAATACTACGATGCTTCACAGTTCGGCAAAGGCGCTCCAACAGCGCAAGGTTATCACGATTTACTTTACGGCGTTCCTGTATTCCTTAGCACTTTCTTACCAGCTGGCGCTGGTGCTGGTGTTTTGAACCTGTTAATCCAGAAGTCAGCTATTGTTTATGCCTTTGGTAATCTACCGCAAGTTAAGGATTCTTTCGCAACTCCAAGCGGTGTCCGTATGAGTGAAAAGCACGCTGAAAGTTTAAGAGTTAAGTATATTTCAGATATTATGTATGGAATCAAAGTGTTGAATGCTACTCGCGGTGTTCAGTTGAAATCAAGCAGTGTGTAAATAAATTAGTAAGTTCCTTGAGCTTACCTACTGATTTGAACCCAAAGTTCTCTGCGGTGTTCAAGTCAGTAAGAGAACAGGGAAGTTCAATTAAAATGAAAATAGCATATTTAGGAAATTGGAATAAAT